CCACGTGATCCTTGTCTAATTGTTTGATTGTAATCTACTTCTGGCTCTTCAAAGTCGCCACCTAACACATCCATTGCATGTAGATAATGTTTTTTACGATCGTCTAAACCAATAGTTCCACCATTGATACGTTTAGTAGCACCAACAATGTCCATTGCATCACACCATTTGTTTAGGTTGTTTTCGTCCCAGAACCAACACGCTGAGTCGAGCGCACCTTTTTTGGTTCTGACGTAGTCGACTGCTTCTTCTGGTGACATATCGACTGCCTCTCCAAATTTTGTATAATTATATCTACCGGTAAGCTGTAGTATGCCGCCACCTCTAAACATCCAGCCGTCACCGGAGGTCGTGTCACCATTGTCCATTCTGCTCGCGTAAATGACGTTAGCAATTTTTTCAGGTTGTCTATGATATTCGTTAGCATCTCTTCCTGCCCTTCTAAAATATTTTGGAAATATTGTATTCAGTGCTTTGGCGCTATAGTTTAAGTTTTCACTTAATACTCTAAAGCCGCCGGACTCATGTCCACATTGTGCAATAAACATTGCAACACGTTCTATCGTATCAACTTCCCATAATGGAAGTATTTCGAGCATTGCATTATACCAATCTCTCCAGTCTTCTCTGTGAATAAGCTCTTCAGCCATCCACGGTTCAAAATCAAATTTAAAGTGTTCTTTTGCCATGTTAATTTTTCCTATGTTACGGATTATCCGTTATAGATATTTATTGTCTATGCATTACAAGGCTTTTATCTTGATTAGTAACAATTATCTTATCACCATATTTTGCAATGTTATAGTCACCTAAATATTTTGTTAAAAACAGTATTTCTGGAAAAGCATTTATATTAAAAGGTTCTTGTATTTTTTCCATTACCTCTGTGTTGTCACCAAAATCTAAAAATTTAAATTTTAATTGATCTGCATATTTTTTCTTAATAGTAAGTTCATCTTCAAAAAGACTTACATCTTCTAAATAACTTTTGTTAAAAAATTCTTTATAATTCTCTAGTCTTACTTTGGATTTTTTAATACCATAATCTTCAGGATTATTAGGAATTGTTTCTGCTAGAGCTTCTAATGTAGCATCTTTACTTTTAAAATTCTTATAGTATCTAAACTTTAACTGTTCAAGTCCTGAAATTTTCTTAACACCATCTAGTAATTCATATACATTCTCTGCAATTTTTTTATCTCTCTGTATTTCAACAAATACTTTATATGTTCCGTCGCTCTGTTCACCTGGTGTTACATCTGCATCTAGTATAAAAGTATATCCACCTTCTAAAAATTTTACTAAATCTTCAGCTGGTGCTTTTTCATTTAAACTAAAACTCACTGTTACAATGTCCTGATCTTCTCCCATCTTTGATGAAAAAGAATCAACTTCAAAAATTTTGTAGACAGTGTCTATTAAGTCGTTTTTTCTTAACCCCATTATATCTGTCCTCCAGCTGCACCACCGGCGGCTGCATCTACTCCTCCGCCTCCTGGAGGTGCTGCAGGAGCACCAGCACCAGGTGCTGCCACTGCGTCTGCAGGTTGTTGACCTTGTGGCGATCCTACAGTTTGTTGTGCCGGTTCGGCAATCAATTCTTCTCTTTGTGCATAGGTACCGTATATGTCAGCAACAAGTTTTTTAGGCATCGATATTTCTACTATCCAAATTGGAAGTCTATCTAGTTTTCCTTTTTTTGTTCCTTGACGTATATCATCTGGTTTTCTTATTTTACGTGGTTTAATTAAATGAGATTTTTGATATTTTACTTTACAGTCATAATCTATTAAACGCTTGCCTCCCATAGGATCTGGCATTTTTGATCTAGGCCAGAAAAACTTACAGCGTATCCAATGTCTCTCTATTTTAGGACCTTCTGCTAATTCTCCGTCTTCCCAGTGATCATATACATAAAGATCTAGTTCATCTAAAACACGTTCGAAGTCTTTCAAAACACCAAATGCTGTATTGCTTTCGTAAATGCCCTCAACGTTTTTAATTATGTCGTAGATATCTTTCATTGAATCATCCTATCTATTATGTATTTATTTATCGCAATTTTAGCTATAACTTGTTCTTCAAGACATAAATACAGTGTAGGGCAAAAAGCCCAATAGGTATATGCCCTATGTACATATTATCCATATAAGGAGGACTTGATGGGTGCAAAAAGGGCGTCTCGTAAACAGAGACAGAACTATTCAAACGTCGTTAACTTCGACACATTTTTCCAAAAAAAACAAATAACAATCATTCCAAGAAACAAAAATCAAGAAACATACGTACTAAAATTACTAGATCCTAACAAAGATATAGTCTTTGGCATAGGACCAGCAGGTACAGGAAAAACTTTACTTGCAGTGCAAGCCGCAGTAAAATGTTTCAAAGAAGGCAAAGTCGATAAAATTATTATCACCCGACCGGCAGTTTCTGTTGATGAAGATATCGGATTTTTACCTGGAACATTAGAACAGAAAATGGCTCCGTGGACCAGACCGATATTTGATGTTCTACGCGAATATTTTAATTCAAGAGAAATTGAGAATATGATACAAGAAGGTATAATTGAAATAGCACCTTTAGCATATATGCGAGGTAGAACATTCAAGAATGCTTACATTATTGCAGATGAGATGCAAAATGCAACTCCTAGTCAAATGAAAATGCTTTTGACACGTATAGGTGAAAAATCTCAGATGACAGTAACAGGGGACTTAAATCAGGCTGATAGACTAAAAGATAATGGTCTGATAGACTTTGTTAACCAATTGAATACTCAAAGGTGTACACATTTAGATATAGTCTATTTCGAAAAAGGAGATATAGAAAGACACGATGCAGTTAAAGAGGTGCTTGATATTTACGGTGACGACTAATCACTTTTTAAATACGTAAACACCTTCGTACTTTTCTCGCCCGGCCAGTTTTTGATTACCAACACCTGGTCGGGTGTTGAGCATCATTTTAATTGTACCTACGTGTTTGAAGCCTATTCTTTCAGATGTTTGTATCCAGTCATCCACAACTTTGTATTCTTTGTTTCCGTAGGTTTTATAATCCGCAATGTTTGTAGCGAATATTCCATCTTGGTTAAGACCCTTATAAATGTTCTCAATAGTAGGCTCAACATATCCACTAAACCATTCGTCAAGGGTGCGATAACGTACCATGCATTGTGTATCTTCATCTGAATATTTCTCCAAGTTAAAATAAGGTGGTGAACTAAATGCTAGATCTATATCTGTGGGTTGATATTCTTCACTTACACTTTGTACAATAGTACCTCTTACACCAACAGCTTCATCTATACAATCATTAAAAAAGTTTAAATATTTTACAGTTTCCGTATTAGGCTCGATTCCGATATAGTTGTATTTCATATTACTACTACCTATACCTAAAAGTCTTCCTCCATATCCACAACTATAATCATATACATTACCCCACATAACAGGACAAAGATCTTCTACTATTGCTCTTGCATTCTGCGGTTTAAAGTTCTGTACATTTTCTCCTGTTACTAGTTCTAAAGCTCTACGGATCGCTGTTGGATAGACTAAATGATTTCCTTCACGCATTTCAAAGCAAAGTCTAATTGCTCTTTTTAGTTTTTTGTCATCATAAAATCTATCTCGAACTGAGTTATGTCCCCGTCCTTTAGGTTCGGCTGTCATCATATTTGGAAACAAAAATCTACTTAAAGGCTGGCCTTTGTTATTGCCTAGATTAATTCTACCTTTTGAAACAGAGTTATAACTTGACTGTTTAAATTCCTTAATTGCGTCTAAAATGCCATCTTTTGTATAATAAATTATTGGTACTAGATTTACTGTCCTATAAATATCAAAAACACTACATATTGTGGTTTCTGGGTCCTTTTCATAGGTGTCTTTTGAAAATTGGTCTAATTGGCTATAATACGGTTCATACCCAGTAAATTCTTTATTATGGATATTTTTAGAGGTGATTCCCCAAAAATTATATATTTCCTGTAACACTGTCATTAATTTGTTCTGCCAATGGAAATATTTTTGTAATCACTTTCGCACATTCGTGTGCTATTTCCATGTGTTCTTTTTGTGTTCCGTTTGCACCACGTAATTCGATATAATGAATCCAGCTACGAAGAGTGCCGTTCATATACAGTCTTGTTTTAGTGTTACCTTCAGGTAAAACTACTCTAGCTTGCTCTTTTGCAATTCCATTGTTAATAGCCCAATTATATACTGTTTGTGCATGTGCATATAATTCTGCTTGCTTAATCCTAAAGTCTTCATTAATTCTGCGATGATCTTCATTATTTCTGTCAATGTCTATTGAGTTTTGTCTATTTTTTGGATCTTGAAACCTAGCATCACGCAAAACTCTAGCATCGCCCATATCTTCAGGTTTGGCATAACGTTGACTAAATTCTTGAAAAGCAAAACTTCTATGTCTAACAATTTGATGTGCAATATCTCTAGTTGTCTCAATTTCAAGCACAGCATTAGCCATTTCCAAAGGAGACCAATGCTGGTGTTTAATCAAGTATTTTATTAAACGTTCACTCGTTTCTTTGTTAATTTGTGCAGCAGGATTAGACACTTTTGCACAAAACGCTATTAAATCTTGTACATTCTCTAGTCCTTGTTTTTTAAAATCTTCTGAAGGTTGTGTATAACTTACAAGTCGAATGGCCATTCTTTTTTTGCTCCTTTTAAAATTCTTATTCTGTCTTGTACAAATGAAATTGCTGTGTGTATGTGTCCTGTATCGTGTGGTTGTAATAGTGTTTTGTAATATTCTACTTCTTCTTCTAATACACTGATACGGACTAGATCATTTATTAATTTTTTATTCTTCGCCTGGTTTTTCACTAAAGTGTTGTTCATATTTATTTTCTACCCCATTCCATTTTTCTGCATCTTCTAATGGTTCTTTCTTATCTACAATGTTTGGCCACTTGTCTGCATAAGTTTGATTTATAAATTCCCATTTAGCTTGTTCTTCGTTTGATAATATTGAATCTTGTACAATAGCATCTACAGGACATTCTGGTTCACATACACCGCAGTCTATACACTCTAATGGATTGATGACAAGCATATTTTCACCTTCATAAAAGCAGTCAACAGGACAAACTTCTACACAATCAGTATGCTTACACTTAATACAGTTGTCAGTAACAAAGTAACTCATTAAATCCTCGCTAATCTAATTAAGGTTGCAGCCAAGTTAATTTCTGGATCAACAACTAATGTATGATCTACAAGTCCTTGTTTTATTGTTAGCACGGCTGTATCTTGTTTTTCCTCGTCACCAAATAATTCAATATTGTCATATAGCCAACGATAGATTTCCTCCATCTCTTCTGGGCGTACTGATCCGCACAACAGTTTTCGAGCATCTTGTATCTTGCCTGCTTTAAACAGCTCAACCATATCAAGTTTCCAATCGCTTTCACCAGTATCACCTTCGTTAGGTTTAAGCAAACTGTTATCCTGAACATTCATTTGTACAGTGTTTATACATTTACGTAAGTCTGGATAAGTTGCTTTTACATATGTATCTAGTATGTCAAGATCTGGAGTGACACCTTCTGTGATAAGGATCTCGGCAACTCGTGCTGTGAACTCTGTTTGATCAATCTTTGCAATATGAAAGCCTTGACATCTACTGTGTAGTGCAGGAATAATTTTATTTGGATAGTTACAAGTGAGAATAAAACGTGCAGTGGTATGATATTCTTCCATAACACCACGCAGTGCGGCCTGTGCGTTTGGGGATAAGTAATCTGCCTCATCTAGTAGTACAACCTTAAAGTCACCAAATGGAATCATTTGCACAAAGTTTACAATTTTATCACGAACATCATCTACTGAGTTTGTGCGACTTGCATTTATTTCTAATACATCTAAATCATTTATTTCAAGTTCGTTGAATAATAGTTTTGCAAGTGTTGTCTTACCTATACCTGCATTTCCACTAAACAATAAGTGCGGAATTGTTTTGTCTTTAATCCATGTTTGTACCTGCTTGCGTTGTGCTTCATCTCGAAACACATAACCGTCTACTGTTTTAGGACGATACTTTTCTACCCATAATTCTTTCATCGTGCATTTACTCCAAAATGTTCATAAGATTGTTGTACGCATTTAGCTTGATAATAACAATCAGCTAATGCATTATGTAGCTCTTCTTGAATTGCTTTACGTGGATCCTGAGGCATCATTGAAAATAGTGTTCTGCTGTCGCGTATTTGCCAATAATTCCAAGGAACAGGTTTCTGTGCATCTTTGTATAAACTTTGTAAAATTACAAAATCAAAAGTAGGACCTTGACACCATATGTAGTCTAGACCAACACACCACTTGTTTAGTTGACGTAGCATTTCTTGCACTGAGACACGATCTTTGTGTTCACCGAACGCTTCATCTTGAATTGCTTGCGGTTGTTTACTCCACCATGCTAACGTATTGTCATCAATGCTTCTATTGTATTTTTCTGATTGTTCCTCAACATCGCCTCTGAGGTATAAAGGTGAGTGTGGTTCTTGATCTGAAAAAGGATCAAATTTAATTGCACCAAGAGTCATTACAACACTATCAGGTTCAACACCAAGTGTTTCTAAATCTATCATACCGTGAACTGCCACTAAACCTCCTATAATTTAAGTATTATTATATATGAGATGTTTATAGAAGTCAAGTACTTTCAGTAATAATTTGGTAAATTTCTTTCCAATTTTTAGCTCTTATAATATTAGGATGGCTAAAATCTTTGTTGAACTCATGATCTATAAGTATAGGCTTATGTCCTGCGTTTAAACCTGCTAAACAGTTTTCTGGTTTATCTTCAATCCACCAATAACCTGGATCGTATTCTTTAAGGATATCATTTTTATCTGCGCCTGTAGCTATACACCTTACACGTCGGATTGTTCCTCGTCCAAAGAATCTTTCGAGATTCATTTCACGTAATACTCCAGCCCAATGATCTGTGCTTAAACTTGTAATACATTCAAAATGATAGTTATTTGAAGAAAACTTATCAAGAATGCTCACACTATCACGAAGTGGTTTTAAGAAACCCATCCATGCACTTTCATTAAACTGGCTAATCAGTTTATCTGCATCTGACTTTTCTGCTAAACCATATCTTTTGTGTTGATTGTATTCATTAGGATGTAAAAGAACATAATTTCTTTCTTTCATCCATGCATCAAAAGCCGTACTCCAATCAAGTAGAACGCCGTCAACATCCGTTAGGATTTTCCTATTTTTTTCGTAATTCAATGATTTTATTCCCTATTGCCTAATAAATGTAATAGCATTTGGAATAGATTGATAAAGTTTAGATATAAACTTATTGCAAATTGAATACCGTAACGAGGGTCACCGCCATGTTCTAAATAAATTTGTTTTGCCCTTTGAGTATCCCAAGCAGTCAAACCTGTGAATATGAATACACCGATTACACTAATTGTAAACATTAGTGCAGAGCTTGCCATAAACAAGTTAACAATACTTGCAATTACTATTCCTATTAAGCCCATAAACAAGAACTGTCCGAATCCGGTCAAATTACGTTTTGTAGTATATCCCCATATACTTGCACTAGCAAAAGTTGCGGCAGTAATAAAGAAAACCTGTGCTATACTTGCACCAGCATAAACTGCAAATATGGGTGCTAATCCTATACCCATTACTGCTGTAAATGCATAATAAAAAGTTCTTAATGTTTGATAACTCCAATTTTGTCCTGCAAAACTATACCATAATATCATACCTAGTGGAGCAAGGGCAAATACCCAAATCATATTGGCCATTGAAAATAACAACCCAGTTGAAAAAACAAACCATGCAACAATACCACTTACTGCTAAACCTGCGGCAGTATGATTATACATGTCAAGCATAAATTGTCTTAAACCTAAATCATAATTAACTCTATCTTCTGTAATTGTACTCATTACAAATCTCCTTCTTTTCTGTTTTCTGAATAGTAAATATCAAACTCACCGCCGGGATACCGTGACTTTAATTTGTTCACATTTTCGGCCACTACTTCATTAGGATCAAGATCCAAAGCACGGCAACTATTAATCCAATACCATAAAATATCGCCAAGTTCTCGCTTACAATGAAAGATAGTTTCATCGTCCATTGGTTTACCCTGGAAGATACATTTTTTAACAATTTCACTGAACTCTCCTCCTTCTGATGCGATGCCAATTGCTCCTGTAAGCAGTAATGCTGGATTAACTTTTTCGCTAATCTCAACCATTCTATGATGCATGTCTGCAACATTATTGCTCTGTTCGCTTGTTACTTCTTTAACAAACTCTTTGTATTTGTTTAGATCTACATTATCCATATGTATACAAATCCTCTGGCTGTTCTTCTTGGTAAGCAAGTACACTTTCTGCTTCTACCATTCTTATTGTAAACTCTAAACCATCATTATCAAAATCAAAACCTCTAGTCCATCTACCGTGTTCAATTAAAATCCAATCACCCACTTTATAATCATCAGTGTTTTTAGGTCCTTTAGCATATACCTTACCCCATCTAGGATAAATCCCTCTACTTTTTCCATCATCAGAAGAAATAATAAGTCCTGATTTAGTTGTCTGCTCACCAAAATGCATATCAGTAACTAAAACTCTGTTACTAATAGGGCGTAAGTCTCCTTTGATTTTATTTGCGTAGTTTTGTATCATTTTACTTAATCATCCTTTTGCACAAAATTTCCGTCTTTATCTTCTACCCAATCTTCTTCAGTTTCTACTGATAACGGGTCATTTTCAATTTCGTCAGCCGTTGGACGCTTTTCTGGTGTTTCATCTGGCATACCAGGATTTGATTCGTAGTAATCTTTTAAAACTTGCTCTCTTGTTCTAATAATTTTACCACCTGGGCCTAATTCGTCACCACGTGCATTTACTTTTGCGTTTCCTACAGCAGGAGTCAATTCATTTTTTTGACGTAGTAGATCCATATCTACCATTTTACCTTGCGCGGATCTATATTGTTTTCTTCCTGTTTGTTTCATAGGCATAATATATTCTCCTTGTTATTTTTACTTATCTTAAGAACTCTCTCCAATCCAGGCCAAATTGGATTGAATTAATCTTGTGAACACCTATCAAGTACAGGACATAACTCGCTACACTTGATCCTCTGCCTACGCCCCATATAATATTATTGTCACGCATAAAGTCTACAAGATAGATCATATACTTCAACAAATCTAGCATATCACGTTTTTTAAATTCTTGTAGCTCTTCATCTACACGTTTGTATTCTTGCGGGGTATTAGTTAGCTTTATTATATATTCTATAACATTCATGTTCTTATATTGATCAGGCATAAACCATTCACTTTGACATACACCGTCAAAGGTTTTTTGATCTACATCTAATGGGATATATTTTTGTAGTTTTGGAAGACCTTGTTCTTCCATAGCCACATTAAACTTATCAACGTCATCACTTTCGTCACACAATACCACGTGAACTTTATCCGCATGACCGCTGTATATCATATTCATTAGATCTTGATTTGAAAATCTAGGTATACCTAAAGAGTCTGTTTTCATAAGCATATTGTATATTAACTGATTTTTATCAGATTGTCAAGATCATTATCGTCTTTTTCTTTATTTTTTTCTTTTTCTTGACGAACTCGTAGTTCAATTTTATACATTTCTATAATTGTTCCAACTTGGGTCCTTAAATCTGGATTAGTTGTCTGCCAATATTTTTTTGATAAATCTGCTACTTTTTCAATTAGTTCAGATTCTGAGAGTGATGATATGTCGTCAATTAACGGATGCATTAACCAAAGGATCCGTGGTATTGACCATATACAGTTGCGCCACCATCTCTAGTCCAAAAATCTACAAAAATAGGATCAGTTGTGCTAGTAATATTAAATGGTGTAGGCCAGTCTGGACCTGTCTTTAATGTGCCACCGCCTGATACAGCAAAAGTTAAAACTCTTGTTCCTGCTGTTGCTCCTCTTTTTATTTCGAGACGCATTTTTCCTAGTCTAGGAGATGTAGGCCATTCTGTTAATGTAAGTGTAACATCTGCGTCTATGGTTATAGATTGATAATGTCCGCTGTTCCAGTTTACATTTACTGGTGCGCTTATAGTTCCACCTGCATAAACAACTTCTGTGTTCGCAATCAGATCAGCATCAGATATTTGATTGCCATTAAAGTCGTTGTTTACATTCTTCTTTGCAGAATTAGTGTCAAGAGCTGTAAGATCTGCAGCTGTTGCACTTAAACTTGTTTTAATTGCACTAAAGTTATCTCTAAACCCTTGTGAATCATTGTCTTGCCCTGCAACAGGATAATCTGCATCTATACCATTAATTGTTGTAGTGCTAATTGTAACTGCCATAATTTATTTCTCCATAGTATTTATATTAATTAAGTATTGAAAACATAATTTGCGAACAAAATATATTGTTCTTCACTTTTTCCTGTTGTGCTATCTATTACATATCTGTCAATATCGAAGTTATATTTCTGAAATGATACGTTATTATTTTTGATAGCTGATAGTATTTCCTTTGCAGTTCCTGGTTTACAATAACATATTGGGATAGCGTTTTTAAATCCTAATAAAGCAGTACTACCCGGTTGAGTACTTCTCATCCATAGTGGTAAAAAATTTATTTCAGTAGCCCCTATACTTCTTATATTATCCCGCATGTTTTGTATATTAGAAATATATTTTGTTGTGTCATTTGAGCCATCTACAGTAATTGCATCACTATCTATTTTAATTGTATTGGTAGGATTAGGTCTAAATCTAAATGGATCAGTGTTTCCTCTGAATAATGAAGATTGCACATCAACTGCATTCCTAACTCCAACAGGTAATGTTTCTGTAGCGTCTATAAGGACATTTTGTGTACGCAAATCAATGTCTAGTTTGTTTGCATAAAAATATCTTTTGGTATTACCATTTCTCAATAAAACTTCTATGTAAGAGTTATCGATATTTTCAACACTATCGTTAGACAGATTATAATCTACTGTGTTAGCAAGTATTTTATTTTGAGTTGTAATTTTAAACTTTTTATGTGTTTTTCCTATTTTTGGTTCAGCAGGATCAATTACATCTACATAAACTACTTCGTATACTATGTCATTTGTACCAGGAGTTTTTGCAACAGCGTAATTGACTGCACCTAGTTTGTACTTTTTCCTTATATGGTTTTTTGCACTTGCGGCTACGTATTCTGCAATTCCTTTGGTTTCTATACCTGCATATACTAACATCTGCATTTGTTTTTGTATTCCAAAGTTTGGATCATTTGGTCTATATATGTATTCGTTAGGAAAAATATTATTATCGCTGAGTAACAAACTATAGTCGGATCTATCTTGCTGTTTTAAAAATGGGCGCATGAAAATATTACTGTATAGTTTATCATCTGGGTCTGTAACTGTAACTGTAAATGTTTTTGTTATGGCACTATATCCAAAATGATCTTGAACCTTAACTTCAAATGAGTATTTTCTATCCAGTGTAGTAGTATTATTATCAAGAGTAAAATTTTGTGTATCTATAATTGTAAGCCCGGATAGTGTACTAGAACCGAAACTATTAATTTTGCCTATAATTTGTCCATCATAAGATAATTTCAATCCAGGTGGTAGCTCTCCACTTTGTAATGAGTACAATAAATTACTATTAGGAACTGTGCTTGTTGCAGATATGCCTAGAGTGCTGACATAGTTGCTACTTATAGTTCCAAGGTCGCTAACAGTATTCCATGTAAGAACACTATCTATTTCACCTAACATTTTTACTGTAAATGTTTTGGCTTTTTCAGCTTGTTCAACACCAGAAATAGTATACTTACCAAAGTTCAAACTTGTAGTGATAGGTATAGCATTTACTAATGCTCTATCTAGTTGCAACACATCATAAGATGTACTTTCAGTTGTGTTTACACTTAATATTTGATATGCTTGTCCTAAATACTCAAAACTACGTCCTATGAGTTCATCTGTGTATTGTCCTAAACTGTTGATATTAATGTTTCCCGAACCAGAAGGAGCATCTGCAAAAGCAAAAGTTGTCAAATCTATTACATCACTATCTGGTACAGTTCTTGTGGCTCTTACAGTAAATTTATATTCTTTTGTTATAGCAGGTTGATATGGAACACGACCAGTTATTTCTCCTGAGATTACATCTAGACTCAAACCTTCTGGCAATAAACTAATACTGTTATCGTCATTTTTAGCATCTAAACTATAAGTGATTATACCGTTTATACTATTTGGATCAATTACATCTAAAAATAGGGTCACATAATTATTAGCTCTTCTAAATCCAAAATCAGCTGGAGTAAGCCATATTGGTACTCTTATGTTTGAATTGTCTGCTGAGAAAATACCATTTGCTACTTGCATAATAGTATTATCTGATCTTAAGAAATCATCACCTACAACATAAATCCTAAATTGTCTTTTGACCACTGTATCGCCGTCTGACACACTTACTCTAAATTCGTAGAATCTGTTTAATTTTTTTGGTGAATTTGTAGGAACACTTATATCATACTGTCCAGTATCGTAAAAGAAGCTGTCGAAGCCATTTCCAGATCTTACTGCAAAATCATATGGATAACTACCAAAATTATTATCATCGTATTTTCCTTCGCTTGCCGCTTTTTCTAAAGCAAGTATAGGTTCAACGATGCCAACTAACTTACCGTCAGTTGTTAGTGTTATACCTGGTGGTAATTCCCCATCTCCAGGCTGAATAAAATATTCTAATTTTTGTCCTGTCGGAAGATCATTGTCAATAGCAGACAATTGAAAATCTAAAGGCGCACTGTCTACTATAAAGTATGTGTTGTTTGGACCTACCGGTAGTAGGTCTTGAGCAGTTAACCATTGAGGTTCATCAGAACCTACTACTATAAATTTATATGTGCGGTCTTGTATTTGACCATATAGATCTGCCCGTACAACAAAAGTATAAACTGTGTCTGTAGAAACTTCAAACGGTGTGCCTACAACATCTGCTCCTACAAGACGTAACCCTCTTGGCAATGATCCGCTTACTATGCTAATCTTCATCCCTGAATTAGCCAAAGGTAAGTATCTTCCATTAACAGGAAGAGCAAAATTTATTGTAGTTCTTTCTTCTAAAGTTGCAAGTTCACTACCAGATCGCAAAGTCCAAAACTGCATAAGATACTCCTTATAAGTATTTATCGGAATATTAGACTACAATTGAACCATTATCAACTGATATAGTAACTGGTGTTGTAAAAGTTCCAAAATCTACATCAGTAGATGCTGTTAACCATTCTATTAAATTAGTTGCTGTTTGTACTATTCCACCAAAGTCAAAGTCTCCTAGCAAACCATTGAGATTTCTTACATCAATATTGTAAACTAGAGATTCAATGTTAGTAGAAGTAATAGTGTTAACGTTTGTAATGTTATTGCCGTTACCATTTAAATCGCCTCCAAGATGTGGGCTAGTATCTAGTTGGACTAAATCCTGTCCGTTCACATCAATAAACACATCATCTGAAGTTACTCTTGTTGATATCTGTGAACCACCTTGAACTCTTATAGTTTGATTACCTGAACCTAAAACTACACTTCCGCTGTCACTTACAACAATAAGTTGATTAATTGCAGGAGTTCCTGTGATTGTAATTGCACTACCGCCGGCACTCATGCTTATACCAGAGCCAGCCACTAGTGATTTAAATTGTAATTTATCTTCAGATTTTTGAGCAAAGATTCCGTTGCCCGTGCCAAGGTTCTCTCCATCAATAATATCAGCTTGTGAAGCACTGTTCAATTCTGTAAAATTGTTGTTAACCTTAATGAATGCTTCACGTAAATCGTCGCCCGATCCGTCGTTAGCGATGTTTCCAATATTAATTGTTTCTAGTGTGGCCATACTGTATTTATCTCCTCAACTGTAAACCATTTCTCAGACTAATAGGGCCTATTGTTCTTATTTCATTCTGTGCTTCAGGATTCGGAGTAGTTATAGGTATCTGTGCTTTGTATATAACTCTGCGAACGGCACCTTGCAATCTATTTCTATCGGACCATTCAGTTCCTTCAGCAGTTGTGCCTCTCGTGTCATCGTAAAACGTTGCACTGTCTTGTTCTTCTAAATTGTTATCTATCCAATTTCTTAAGTTTTCGTATGTCCAATTTCTATTGTATTGCATCACTGTAGCAAGGAATCCACACGCTACAGGACATGCCGCACTTGTGCCACTGAACCTAGTATCTCGACTTGTTAAACTGCTGTCAGTATATGTAGAATCACGCCTTGCAACATCAGTACCATACGTTCCTACAGTAGCTGCTAAAGTTCCGTCTGCGGGTGCAAAAACGTCTATTGCACTGCCCATATCACTATAATTTACTTTGCGTTCTTTGGGTCCTGTCGCAAAAGCATCATCTAATGCTCCTACGTTTATTGCAGGAAACTTTATAGTTGTATTTCCTTGAAAGGTTTCAGATTCTGTTTTGCCAATGTGTTGCGGAAATCCTCTTCTATTAGTTGAACTAGATACTGAGTAACCAAATTCTGTAAAAGTTGTATCGTACAGATTTGAAGCAGTATTTGTTGATGCAATGTGATTATCATAATTAGCGTCATCTGGTTCTACTTGCATTTGTCCTGAATTTCCGGCAGCCGCTATAAACAAAACTCCTGCATCCACTAGTTCTTTTCCTGCTTCTGTCATAGAGTTGTCTATCATTTCTGATTTCCAACGGCCTAGGTCACCATCAACACCCATGTATTTTAAAAATTCTGGTTCGTCTGATGATCCTGGATAAGACACACCAGTAGAAGATTGGAAAAAATAAAAACTTGATGATTTATCTGCTCTGTATCCCCAACTATTGTTCATAAGCGTAGGATCTTTTGTGCCATATTTGGAATTTGTAGGTTTGTATTGATGAAAAATTTTACACACATCAAACCCTAACTCAATACTTCCTAAACTGTAATTGCTGTAAAGGTTTAAATGCCATTTGTTACAGTTGTACGCCCAACCGTGTGTTCTGCCATATATCAAACTTGCACACTGGGTACCGTGATTGGCACTTGCGCCTGTAGGAACTGCATTATTATCACCATGCACTCTTGCTCTAGTGTAGCTTGTGCTTATAAGTATATTACCAAATGCCGCAAACTCAGAGCTTCTTTTTGTACTATCACGCCACCAATCATGAGCGGCTGATTCAGTAGGAACTGTTGTTCCATCAAACCTTGTTGTAAGTCGAGACGCATCAGCATTGAACCAATCAGGATCTATATAATATGGACCGTCTAATGCAACATCTAAAACATCACAGTACCCACTGCCTGGAAGAACATTACCACCAACATAATTTATTGGGTTGACAGCATTTGATACATCATTATTAATAAATTCTACATGTCCTATCCATGTACCGTTGTCTGCACAAATTACATCTACATCTTCTCCTGCACCATGAGGGTTAGGTATTCTGTCTATGTAATTAGATGAGCTAGTGCCTCCTGAGATCCATGGATTAGATTTTTGTTCTAAACGTATCAATTGTGAACTGGCTCTGTTTAAATCAGCTGCTGTATTTTCGGAAAAGCTACCGCTAATGGCGCTATTATTTGCCCAAAAATGCCAATTGCGATTAGTACTGTTGTAGCGGTTGTATGTTTCTCCGTTGGGTACATCCAACCTGAGATCATCCTCTGTAGCATTATATATCTCTGGATATCTAGCAGGAGTTAAATTAATAAATTTTATTCTTGAATCTGTTTTTAAACTTGTTGCTTCATCATCTGTAAGTAAAAATTCACCTTTGGTTTGACTATGATTTTTACTATCAGATATTGTAACTGCTCTATCTGGTATAGTATCTGGTGTAGGGTCGCTAGTGGTTAATTCTTGACATACCTCATTATACTGAGACGCTGTGTGTGTTGCTAGTGTATAATATCTTTCACTCATATTAGCCTCTTATATCAGATTTGCCCAAGAACCGTTTTCGTAACCTTGGAATTTGTTATCAGTGGTATTATAGATTATGTCTCCGTTTTCTGCTGTAATAGCATTTCTTTCAGTAGTTGTCATGTTTGCTACTTTGAATGGACTTTGTGTAACTTCTACTCTACTAGATGTTCCTGCTGTAAGACGTATGTCTGTACTACTGAAAAGTTCGGGAGTACCTGCACCAGAACTTGCTAACTCACCTGATACAGTTATAGTTGCACAACTTATATTGTTTGTAACTGTCAAGTCATTTTCTACAGCTAAATCGCTTTCAAAAGTTACAGCCGGCGTAACAGTTATTGAACTTGAATCATCTGAATCTAGGGTAGTGCCTGTGAATGTAAACGAACCCAGTGCTGCAGGTTGAACTGCTGTGTCAGCTTTAGCACCTTGTGAGCTGGTAGCTGACTCGCTCGCATTAGCAAGTTTATTCCAACTGCCTCCGTGAGCAAAATACATAGCACCATCACTATGACTGTGTGCTAGTGCACCATGCCAATCGCTTGCACTAGGAAATGCAGCCTGATTTGCATAAAATACTTTTACTGGTTGTGCGGCAATACTTGAATCACTTAAAACAATTGGCTCAGTAATACCGTATCCTGCTATTGTAGTTGGTGTTCCACTTAACACAGCAAAAGGAACTGCACTATTTTCTTGATCAACCAACAAGGTTGAATCGCTTCCTACAATATTAATTTTGTAATTACTTCCTTCAATTACACCATCACCAGGACCACCACTTCCAGTGACATTGATATTACCACTTCCTAGTATACTTTGACCGTTAATAGTTTTAATATTTGTTCCACTGACTAAAAGTGTTTGTGCATCTGAAATTCCGTACCCAGATAATGTTGTTGGTACACTAGTTAATTCGCTATAGTCAACCCTTGCATTCGTCCAGCCGCCGCCTGACCATTTAACTACATCACCTGTTTTGTCGCCTGCAAACGTAACATCGCCTATGTCTTCTAATGTAGATCCTTGTAAAGCTATTGAACCAATATTAGAAGGTTCGTATCTACCAAGTGCTGTATCATAACGAAGAACTTGATTATTAGTAGGAGAGGTTGATCCAACGTTGTCTAAACTTTCAATAGTAGTTTTTAATGTAGGTTTACCTGTCAGATCAGCGTAATTACCACTGAATAGAGTAGGTTTATTTGAAAGGTCATTGTATGATCCAGATATTGCAACACTTGCTAAACTAGATCCATTTACAGTAAAATTACTTGTCGTTACAGATAATGTGTTGGTCTGTAGTGTTCCACTTGCTGTAACATTTACAACATTTATTATGTCACTACCGGATAAATTTAAATCATCTCCGGATGGTAATTCTTTAATTTTGTTACTGTCGGTTGTGTCTACTACTAGTGGAAATCTATTTGCCATTTCTTTGTCCTATATGTATATTTAGTGTAGATCTGCCCAGCCAGCAACACTGTCGTTATTTGCGTCTGCCGCATATCCTTGAAACTTTCCTGTTGTTGTATTGTACACCATTAATCCTTCTTCAGGTGTAAGTGCATCTACTTGTGCCTGTGTCAGCATAGGTGCTTTAAAACTTGAAGGTTCTGTAGGTCCTACTATTTTTGCATTTACACCATCTACTAAAAGAGTTGAATCATCTGCAAAAATAGTTCCTGTTACATCGGCATCTACTTTGATACTTGCACCATTAACTACTAGATTTCCATCAGCATCTGCTTGAAGTCTTGCATTACCAAGATAGATAAAATCT